GCCACAAAGTGACGGGCCTGCTTGGCAATGACCACGCCTGCGAGGTCGCTACAACGCGCCTTACGGCCTGCAAACTGTGGTGCCTTCATCCACACCCAGCCGTAACGCTTTAACACTTCAGTGTAGACATCTTTCATCACACCGTTACGGGCAGACTTTGCGCGACCATTGTCGGCATTGGCTTGGGCCAATTCTTTGTAAACCGCCGTGTAGTCAAGACCCAAAGCAATTGCCATTGCACGAGCACCGCAGTCGCCCGCTGTACCTTTGAATCCTGCGGCCTTACGGCCTCCATCGTTATATTGATATTTCATTTCGCTGTTTCCTTCTCTGTTACCTGCTTGTTGCAGTGATGTAAGTGTAACACAGTATTTCACCATGTCAACACTTACATCAAATTATTTTGTAGGGACTTACCCTTAGTCCTTTGGCAACTGGCCTGCTTCGAGGATTTTGTTGGCCGCGCTGAAAATGCGCTGGGCTGACTTGTCGGTGATCTCCGCGCCCTGCAACCAGTTCTGGATGTATCCACGGGACTCATGCAGGCCGGGCAGGTCGAGCAAGGCGCACAGGATGTATGCTACGCCTTCAGCCTCTACTTCGCGTGTATCGCGTGGGGTGGACTCGCTGTCGGACAGTTGGCCTTCTTTGGTGTGGCCCAACACAACGTGAGCCATCTCGTGGAAACGTGTTTTGTGGGGCAATGCGGCCACGGGATTGATAGCAATATTGGTTGCCACTGCATAGCCTTGGCAATTGCCATCAACGTGCTTAAACGTCACTTCTGTAATGTCGAGTGTTTCGAGCGCCTTGACTTTGTCCCATGCGGGCACCACCACCTCGTTGGCGAAGTCTTCGCCTTCAGTCTGGCTCAAAACAAACCAATTGTTTTTGAGGGTGAACATCTGGAACACATCGCCAGTCTTCTCGCCTGCTTCGTCCTTTTTGCTAATGGTCACAGGCATAACCAATGCGATGGCCTTCTGGCCCTTGCTCACACTACGGCCAAGGTCTTTCCACTTTTTGAAAGTGGCGATGGGGCCAAGGGGAATGTCACGCTCCATGCACTGGCCCCAAGCCAGCAACTGGTTGCCGAGGCTGTAGCCGTAAAACGTGCTGTAGGCTTTGCTGATAATGCCGGGGTTGTTGACGGCATCGTTGAGCAGTTTGGTGAAGTTTGCTTTTTCCATGATTCGCTTTCCTTTTCGCTGTTACCTGCTTATTGCAGTGAAGGTAGTGTAACACGGTATTTCACCATGCAACCACTTTTATAAATTATTTTGTAGGTACTTTCCCTAAGTCGTATTTGCCCACCATCTTGAGGCGCTCGATCAGGTCGGCCAGCACCAGCGCGTCGTGGCTGGACACCTTGGCCGCGATCAATTCAATCTCGTGGACGATGTAATCGCACCCGTGGTCAAACCCTTTGATGTATTCGCTCATTACTGTTTCACTCATTCTGTCCTCGCTTTCAACATTGCATCTGCCAGTTGATAGGTACGACTGGCTACTATTTCTCTTTCAATCTGATTCCAAAAAAAATCTTGTTCATCTTTTTTAAAATCATGCTTAACCATTTGCATAGCAGTTTGAATTGACTGTGCGGCAAAGTAATCACGCAAGGTCATGCCTTGACTGTTGGCGATTGATAAAGCATTAACGACACGATCATTGCTTTGTGGAAAAGCGTGTTCATTCATTTGGTTCCCCTATCATTCTCTTGATTGTGAATAAGTCTTTGTGCTCTGGATGACGTGCTATCCAGAGCCTTGCATAAAACGCGATGTAGTCGTTACTGATCTTGAAGTCTTCCCCTGTGGTCTCAAGGTAAACCTCCCACCGAATGCGATTGATGATCAGCCAGTGGCTGACCTTCTTGCGTCCAGTGCGCACCACCTCAAGAGAAAATCTTTCAAAGTATTCCCACACCTTTGGATTTGCCTTGTGCCAGTCCCAGAAGTCCCTCTTACGCTGTTCAAACGATATGGTCATACTGTTTCCTCAATGGTGTCTGTAACAACAAACTCACCACGGTCACCATTCCATGTGCAGTCTGGCAGGGTAATCTTAAAAAACTTCACCACTTGCATGACCTCGGCTTTAGTTTTTTTGTAGTCGCACAATGGGGAACCTTGGTTGATCAAAATCCAACCGCGTTCGCTGTAACTCAAATAAATTTTAGGGTCGTTCATATCCGATTCGCTTTTGTTTTGGTTAAGCCCCCGAAGGGGCGGTGGGTTTACTTGCTGGTGACCTTGACGCTGAACACGGCGCTGACTTTAGTGTTGTCAGCAATTGCTTTTGGCAATTCTTTTTGCTCGTCAAAACCAAGTTTGATGGCAACCTTTTTCCAAGAGTCTTTAGCCTCTTCTTTTTCGCCAATCACAACGCCGACCTTTGCGGCAACCAAAGCCAACCAGTCAACGCTGGTGCGATTAGCCTCAACGTAAGTGGCTTTGAAAATTGCACCCTCGACAACCTTTGCGCCGCCTGCGCTGGCGGATTCTTTGATGCTGTCTTTGATGGCATCGGCTTGCTTGGTCAAGTCGGCGATCTGCGCCAAGAGTGAGCCGAGTGTGTCGATGCTGGTGAAGTTGATGTCGTTGTTCATTTCGCTGTTTCCTTCGCTGGTTCTGCCTTGCGGTATTGCTTGGTCAGTGATGTAAGTGTAACACCATATTTCACCTGCGCAAGACTTTTATAAATTATTTTCTAGGTAGTTTCCCTAATATCGTGGCCTAACAGCAACATGGTGTCTGCCAGCAGTGCCGCCTCGTCATAGCCGTAATGCGCCTCGAAGCCCTTGGTGCCAAGGCCGTGGAGGCCCGTAGAGCCTCTGTGATGCTCTGGGCATAGTGGGATGACACTCATGTGGCTAGAACGCCCCCAGCCCCACGCCAATCGCCTTGGATGGTGCAACTCAGCGGGCGTGCCCTCATACCCCATTCGCCTGCACACGGCGCAACCCAATTCAGCAACCGCGCTCATGTGTTTTTTTTCTTTGAGCGTGGTCATTTTGTAATCCAACCCTCAATGTACATCTCGTGGAAAGCCCAAGTGATCAGCCATATCCACATGGTTTTTTCATCTTTGGTGGTTTCGCAATGGTACTCAGCCAATCGCAAACACAATTCTTTGCTTGGGTAGGTTTTCATGTGTTCTTTTCCTTGAGTTTGGCTTCTATTTTTCTTGCATCGTTGAGTAAGACGTATGGGTTTATGTCTGCGTTGGATGTTCCAATGCGACCAAAGATTTCAAAGATTTCCTCATCCGTCAGCCCTACCCATGTGCGCTGTGGTGGGGTGGAAAGTTGATGGAGCCGCTTCATTCGCATTGCATCCGCAACATCTTTATTGGACGGCAAAGTATCCCAAACCGAATGAAAAAACTCATCCCTCGCTTCTAGTGCGGCTTCAATGGCGGTGATGGTTTGGTTAATAAAGTGTTCAGGACGACTCATAACCTGCTCGTGCGAATATGGGTCAAGACAAGTCGCTACGCTTCGTTCCAATGCCTCCAATGCAAGGCGTAATGCTTCGTCTTTAGTCATTGCTTTCCCTTAATAAAGCCGCCACGGTTTTTAAGGTCGTGACAGGTTTGGCATCTCCACTGAGGAGCGCCTTTACTAGTTCGTGCTTGCTTATCTGCTGGGCGTAAACGGCATACCTGACAGGTCTTTTGTTTTTCGTTCATCGCTTCATTCCCCTAACGTATGCGGCAAACGATGCCGAGGTATCACCAAACTTCATCTTGTCAAACTCAAGAGCAACTTCTTCCAACACATCATTGCGATCAACCGGAATGATGTATTTTTCTTTGGGGAATGCGTCACGGTATTTGATGTAACCCGTATCGAGCGCCGCAATTTGCCGCTTGCGCCAGCCCTGTGCTTTTTCAATATCGTCAAATGCTTCATCTTCTGGTGTTTTCATTGTGTTGCCTTTCCTTCTGCTCTGTTATTCGCTTGTTCTGTACGCCAAATTTCCACACGCAATTCTGCGGCGGTAATGTCCCACTTCAACTTCTCTTCAATTTCCACCGCCGCTTTTAGTCCTTCCAACAACTGCACCATTTCTGGATGTGCGTATGCATCGCGCTCTTGCGCACCAATTGCAGTCTCCATACTCCGTTTCATCAAGATGCCCTTGAGACTCTTGCGGTACTGCTCGATGTAAGTTCTCTCTGCCTTGGCCTTTGCAAACAGCGCGGCGTGCTTCAGGATGTAATCAACTGCCTTATGTGGGTCTCTATCTTCGCTCATCGTTCGCTCCTTATATCGCTTGCTAAAATAAAAATAAACAACACTATCATGCATAACCAGCACAGTGCTCCAGTCACTGTAAAAACCAACAACATGATGTTCCAAATTTCAGCCATTGCGCTCCTCTCTTTCCTCCATCATTGCTTCGGCAAAGTCATACGATGCGCGAGCAATATCATGCGGAAAAACACCTTCATCAGCGTTACGCAAAATTGCGTGTAAAGCCAACATCGCAAAGATGTCAATCAGTTTTGGATCGTCTTTCATTCAATCTCCTCAATTTGTATTTTTAACATTCCACCTAAGTCAGGTGCCCAATAAATTCTCAAGTCAACAATCTGCGAATCGTCTTCGTATACGCCTGCGTGTGCCAGCCCATCCAGCGTGGCCTTCAACAAGTTGTCAAGGTCTCTGCGTCGTCTGTCTGGCCTCCATGCTTCAATCACTACGCGCAGTAGCCCCTTAAAATGTTTGACTTGTTTTTGCATCGTCATCTGATCACCAACAGTCTCGCGGTACTCACGACCTTTGGCACTAATTATCATGCGACCATTGAAGGTGCGCCAATAGGTGTTAACCGATGGGGGCCAAGGCAAAGTGATTTCAATCATTCTTTGGCTTTCATGCGATTCATAATTGCCATAGCGGCATCGATTAGCGCGGTGGATAACTCACCCTCGTCTTCCTGCTCTGCAAGGTGCTTGCACACATCCGCACAGGCTTTTCGCTCAATTTCAATTGCCTGCTTGGTAGTATGAATTGCTATTGCCATGATTTCAGCCTTGGCTTCAGTCAATGCCGCATCAAATTCTGTTTGCGTAAATAATTTCATTGCGCCAGAACTTCCAAGCAATTGCCTTGCTAAAGGGCTTAATTCAGCATCACTCTTATTCATTTCCATTCTCCTGTTTGTCCTCGGTTATTTTTTTCCCACTGTTCTCGAACATCTTTCTCAAGACGCGAATCGGGATGTAAGTCGTTCCATCCCTTCTTCCACTTCCCCATGTCGTCAAGCGAACCTTTGAGCCAACGGTATGCACCGTCACGATCTTGAAGTCTCTTTTTAATGACCCATCTAACGAGACAGCGATGGCGATGCTCATCTTTTCCTTTTCCTTCGTTCTCGGCATTCAAAACCTCCCCCCGTTATCAAACGACATAGGCACGCTGTCCGCATACTCAACAAACTGTTGGCTGTCTTTGTGATACCAAAGTGAATACCAATCCTCTGCTTCACCATTACGTTGCTTCTCGCACATCATCATGGCATCAGGGATCAGGTTATCTACTGGGCCAGACTGAGCATCGTGTTCTTTTTTCTTATTGCGCCATACCAACAAAACATTATCCACTTGGTCGCTGATTGATCCACTGCCTTTTAAGTCTGACTTGCTTGGCTTAATCTCTTCGTTAGCCAACTTGCGAATGTGATGCACAAGGTGGATGTGTACGTTGTGATCACGAGCCAGCGCCGTCAACTCATCAACAAAATATTTCTGTGCGTTGTAATCGTCCTCACCAGCAACACACTTCATCAACGAGTCAATGAAAATGTGTTTAACACCCAACTCCATCGCGCTGTATCGAGCCACCGCAATCACCTGCTGGCTGGTCACCGTACCTTGTTGGTCGTACAGCCACAACTTGTCGTAGTTGTAAATTTGAAACCGATCCAACAAACCTTTGATGTAAGTCTCCTTGTCTGTGTAACGTGGCACCTCAATATTCTCACCAGCAAACTGGCGAAGCATTCGGTACAAGGTGCGCTTGGGTTTCATCTCGAATGAAGCAATCATTACCTTTTGATTTTGCTTGATCAGTCCCATAGCAATCATTCCCGTGATCATGCTCTTGCCACCACCGTTGCCACCTGCATACACGGTTACCTCGCCTGCACGAAACTGAAAACCTGCGTGTGTCTTCTGCCACGGCATAGTCTGAAAAATCTGTTGCTCTGGAGAGATAAGGTCAATCCTCATCTCCTCAATAAAACCTTCTGCATCGCGTATCTTTTGCGCTACATCGTTGGCCTTGAGATACTTCTCAAAGTCCACTTGATCTGGTTTGATGATTCGGATTTTGCGCGCCTCATCAAGTTCTTTTGCTCGCTGTTGGATGTTAGACGTTTGCATATTGGATTACCTCTTCTATTCGCTGTTGGGCCGTTTCTAAACGGTTTAAATCTTCTTCGCTTAACTTCTTGCCGCGCCTCATGTCGTAAGCCGCAATCATTACGACCAAACACTCGAACGAAGCAATTCGCAGTAGGTCACTTGCGTAAAACGCAGGCTTCAATGGTTTGCTTACTTGGTTGTGATCCAGCCGCTCATCGAGCTCTGGGAACAAGTCGTTCATATCCATGCCAACTGCGCCAAGCACAGAGTGAACATCACAGCCACCAAAGCAATGAACTAGCACCCGACCGTCTTCAGCCTCACGCACCGACAGTGATGGTGACTTGTCCTCATGTGCTGGGCACTGTGCAGTCCATGAACCATTACGGCCCCTGACCTTGCCCAACCTTTGAATAAAATTTTCAACTTTGCTCATATCAATTCGCTTTTAAAAAAGGTTTTTTTGCCTTGAGTTGAATGGGACTTGCTTGTCACCAAAAATGTTGCTACGCCACAAAGTAACTGAAGGCATATGGTTGTGTGAATGAACTGGTTCAACTTTAGAAACTGAAGAAATCCAACCCATTTGTTGCATGGCCCTTGCTCCACTGACCCAAGTGTTGTGATGTAAATTGCTTGGCAAATGCAAACCCTGTAATTCACACTGCGCTCTAAATTCATCTCCCATGACAACAGGGCGCATCAGCAAAAGGTTTTGCATGATTTCTAAATACTGCTCAACAAAAATGGGAGCGGCACGATAAGCCTTACCCCAACATTTATCTGCCAGAATTAACGCCTGTTTCATACGCTCGGTCATATCACCCTCCGCCCTGTAGCCTGCTGTTCGCCTGCGTCGTCTTCCCAACGGCGCTGATTGATGTACGTCAGTGGCGCAGGGTCAAAACCAGAAGTCCACTGCTCGGTCTTCTTCAATTTTGCAACGCTGGCAATGATGTCGTCAGCAACCATGTCAAGGTCATACTTGGCCCAACGCTTCTCACACTCCGAACGCGCAACCTTTCTCTTTGACGAAGGCCATACATTCCAAAAGTCAGTGAATCGTGTTGTTGTCGGTTTTACCGACGATATTGTCTTCTTCTGTATCTGTTTCTGTATCTGATTAGGGTTAGTGTTCGGTTTCGATTCGGTTTCCGATTCGGTTTTCTTCGGCCTGCCGCCTCGCTTTCCGAGTTCTCGATTATTTTCAACTTGATGTTGATACTTTGCTATTTCCATGTCACAACGATGGTTGCGATACCCGTCAACACCCTTGTCAAAAAATTCATCCAAAACCGATTCGGTTATGTCTAAATCAAGCCTGATCTTGCGTGCAACCGATTCGGTTTCAAGTGGGATTGGTTTCTCACTGATGTAGTACAAATCAAGCAGGCGGCGGTAGGCTAAGTCCTCGGCATCCGACAGATGGTTTGTGTGTGTGATGTAGTCGCCCAAATAAAATTTGTACCAGATCACTTGATTTCTCCAAAGATGTCAGGACGCAATGTTGCACGCAACACTTTGCCCTTCGTATACCGTTCGATGGCAACGCAAACCTCTGCACTTGCCAACCCCCGACCCGTGATCAGCGCGGCCATCCACTGCTTCGTGATACCCAAGTGTCGTGCCAATTGTATCTTCGACCCCCGTGGTTTGTTCTCAAAAAATTCTTCTAATGTCATCCTGACTCCTTATGTTGGTGAAACTCCATCATACACCAAAAAGTATCAAGTGCAAGGGGTGTTGCAAAATAAGTTAAAGTGTGTATAATACCAACACATCAACAGCGAAGGAGGAGTGTATGCACAGCGAAGAGGAGTACAACCAAGCGATGCTGGAGAGGCAACAGATGCTTGAGGAGGCCGTAGAAAGGGCCGAGGCAGGCGTTGCAACGGCGGACGACTGGGACATCATCCGATTTGAATGTCGGATGCCCAGAAGGCCAATAGTGACTTTAGAAACAGTAACCTTAACTAGGAGCGAATGATGGCTTTAATAGCGCGAGAAAGTGGTGGATCAACCTTTACCCCAGTGCCACCGGGGATGTACCTTGCACGGTGCTACCGCATCGTTGACCTTGGAACACAGAAAAGTGAGTACCAAGGCAAAGTTAACAACTTACCCAAAGTAATGTTGCAATTTGAGGTTCATGGAAACGACGACGACGGAAAACCGTTGGTTACCTCAAAAGGCGAACCTATGTCCATCAGCAAAAACTTTACATTGTCGCTTGCTGAAAAAGCAACATTGCGTAA